TCCCGATATAATCCATACGTTCTGGTTTTATCGAAAAGTTTGTGTGACGTTTATAGTTTTGTCTAAAAAAAGAGACTTGAGGATCGCCTGTGATATAGACGTCCTGGGCACCGACTGAGACGAGATCAATCAAAGCAGCTGACATATTTACTACTATACTATATTAAAAAAATCGGGCGTTAACGTAATAAGATAAAAATGGTCGTGTTCCAAGTATTGACCTGGGAAACACGAGACACGGAAGAAGAACACTTGATTAGTATTTTTGGTAAAACGAAAGAAGGTAAGTCTGTATGTGTTACGACCAGTTTTACACCATACTTCTTCGTGAAACTTCCGAATAAAAAAACACAAATGGATATTCGTAATTTATATACAAAGATTGATAAGTTATGTCCTGAATGTTTGATAAGTTATGATATTGTTCAATCTAAAGATGTCTGGGGTTTCCAAAATAATGAAAAATTTATTTTTATGCAATTAAAATTTAAGAACCTCGCGGCGCGACGTATGGTAAATGGGAGATTAAAACGTACATTACCAGACGAAGCTATGAAATATAAAGTCTATGAATCAAACCTAGACCCTGTTCTGAGGTTAATGCACCGAACTAATATTCAATCGACTGGGTGGATGGATTCTGGGGACGCATGTGTACGTTCGCATTTAGCACACGTTAATATAGACCTGTTCTGTAACGACTGGAAAACCCTTAAACCAGTTGATATTCCAGAAACTGCACCTTTTGTAGTCGCGTCTGTGGATATTGAATGTAATAGTTCAACTGGTAAGTTTCCCGATGCAGACGTAAAAGGTGACGCATGTTTCCAGATTGCCGTATCACTTACACATTTTGGTTCTGATATACCTTATGATAAAACGTGTTTTTGTTATAAAAAAACGGATTCAAACTTGGAAGGGAGTACAATTAAGAGTTATGAGACTGAACGTGAAATGCTTATGGCATTTAAGGAATACCTTATGGAAAAAGATATTGATATTATAACTGGGTGGAACATATTCGGTTTTGATTTAGAATATATAATCAAACGTGCGGTCATGACAAAGTGTGATCAAACTTTTTATGAAATGAGTAAAATGAAAAACCACTCATGTGAACTTGTGTATAAGAAGCTGTCGTCGAGTGCACTCGGAGACAATGATCTCAAGATTTTACCTATGCCTGGACGGTTTATTTTTGATCTATTTCATGAAGTTAAAAAAGGGTATAAACTTGATTCGTATAAACTCGATAATGTTTCAAAACTCTACCTCGGTGACAATAAAATTGATATGCCACCAAAAGAAATGTTTGCTCGTTTTGTCGAAGAAGATCCCGTAAAGTTACGTGAGGTCGCTGAATATTGTATCAAGGATACATTGTTACCCCACCGTTTATTATCAAAATTATCTATACTTGTTAATCTACTAGAAATGGCTAAAGCGACGTGGGTTCCCTTGTGTTATCTAGTAGAAAGAGGACAACAAATTAAAGTGTTTAGTTTGTTAACCAAAAAGGCGCGTGAAATGGGGTTTATGGTTCCAACTATATCATGGGGGCAATATTCAGCGGATGGGTATGAAGGTGCGACCGTTCTTGACGCACAGAAAGGCGCTTATTATAGACCAATAACAGCACTGGATTTTGAAGGTCTATATCCATCAATTATGATGGCACACAATTTATGTTATTCATCGATGGTTATGGATTCCAAATATGAAAATATACCTGGTGTAACATACGAAACGTTTGGGTTTTATAAGTTTGCACAAGATGTTCCCAGTCTTTTACCAAGTATTCTTCTAGAACTAAAACAGTTTCGTAAACAAGCTAAAAAGGATATGGCACAATCGACTGGTGCCCTGAAAGAAATGTATAATGGTAAACAATTGGCGTATAAAGTGTCGATGAACTCTGTATATGGATTTACAGGTGCATCGAAGGGTATGTTACCATGTGTACAAATTGCCTCAACGGTAACTCTAAAAGGTCGGAGTATGATTGATGAAACAAAAGCGTATGTTGAAAAGAATTTCCCGGGATCAAAGGTAAGGTACGGTGATACGGATTCGGTTATGGTTGAATTTGATGTGGGAAATCGTACCGGAAAGGAAGCAATTGAATATAGTTGGGAAATAGGTGAACGCGCTGCGGAAGAGTGTACTAAACTCTTCAAAGCACCGAATAACCTTGAACTTGAAAAAGTATACTGCCCATATTTCTTATATTCAAAAAAACGGTATGCGGCAAAACTTTGGACAAAGGGTAAAGATGGTAATATGAACATGGATTACATAGACGTCAAAGGACTTCAACTGGTACGAAGAGATAACACACCTCACATGCGTGAAGTATGTAAAGAACTTCTCGATGTCGTTTTAGAAAGTAGTGATACTGGACCACCAAAAGAACTCGCTTTACAAAGGGCTATTGAACTTATTGAAGGTGATGTACCTAACGAAAAATTAATTTTGAGCCAGGGTTTATCGGATTCGTATAAATCAAAAGGATTCGCGGTTTCTATTAATAGTCCCGATATTAAGGATATTAATCAAGCTCATGTTCAAGTTGTACGAAAAATGCGTGAAAGACAACCGGGTTCCGAACCGCAATCGGGTGATCGCGTACCTTATATTCTTCTCGATACGGGTGATCCTAAAGCAAAGGCGTTTGAAAAGTCCGAAGATCCAAAATACGCAAAAGACAATAATTTAAAAGTTGATTATAATTATTATTTTATAAACAAGTTTCTAAACCCTGTATGTGATTTAATTGAACCACTCTTTGAAGATCCGAAAGAAGAGATATTTGGTGAACTTCTAACACGTGTGAAACCAAAACGACGTCCAAAGAAAAAACTAGAGGCTGAAATTGAAGGGCAACCTAAAATAAGTGATATGTTCAAAACGCTTAAAAAATAGTGACGTATATAAAATATGACATCCAGAAAATTACAAACACTTTGGGATGAAGAAGTAGAAACTGAATTATATAGACGTACCATAAGGATAATGGAAAAAATATCATATAAATATTCTATTAATTTAAAACTTTTACTCTCTGAAATTCCAAACCCATTAAATTTTTGTAGAGGATTTAAAAAGGATGGTTCTCCATGTACAGCAAAAGCTAAACTTAATGGAATGTGTGGAAGTCATATAGATCAACCTCAACTTAGAGGTCCTATAGAAATGGTTTCTAAAAATAATGAAGGTATACGTCATACACATAATTTATCGGAATGTATATTTAAACCGGGGTGTCCGGCATGTGAAGTATCAAGAAAGGGATTTAGAGAATTGCGTGGAATAATGTAATAATGAATAAATCAGCTATTCTACTAACATCGATCGATACATTTTATAATATTCCCGAGAATAGAGCTACACTTTTAGAAATTCTAAATAAAACCGGAGGCATTTCTCTACGGAACCTTGAATGGTTTATTACAAATTATTCAAAGAAAAATAATTTATCGTATAAGACAAATGATGGTAAAATATTTAGTGTACACTGTGCATATAAATCAAGTTTAGATGGGTACAGTAAAAAATTATTTGACCCATTTTGTCGTTCTTCTAAGATATCATATACTGTACCAGGTACATCCAATGAAATACATACGACTGTTGCACAGCTGAATTTCATAAGATGGTGTATAAAAAACAACATAATCGAGTATATTCATGATCATAAAAACGCACTTTTTTCTAAACAAGTGTCATGACACCATTTTCAAAAATGAACGTCTGATATCCTACATAATATAAGTGTAGTGTATAATCACTTGTAAGACCGACTTCCATGTTTACATCTAAAACAGTTCTATTTGATTGTAACTGACTAAAATCCAGCATTCCTGATGGTTCCACATTAATCGGGTTCATCGAGAATGCATATGTATAAATATTTCGTAAAGGTCGTGATAAACGACTTGTAAACGGAACAACATATTTAAAATATTTATGATCACTATCCTGAACATTTGGTACATCTTCACCATTTACAAATATTTTAGCACTTGACATAGGTGGATTAAAAAATTCATTGATGACAGAATATTCTACATTCGATGAAAAGTTATATCTATTTGCAAATACATTTGCGACTAAAGTTGTACCACCCGTAATTTCATCTTCATTTTCAAAAGCTTTCTGTCTAAAAAACCAATTAAGTGTTTTTACTGGTGTTTTTGGAATAAGTTCCAATTTTGCGTTTCGTACACCCGCTTGTATATCCAAAGTAGGGTGTTTTTTAACGATATCGGTAACGAGAACGTGTCTTTTATTTGCTATATAAGTACGCTCACTTGGTTCAAGTGTTATTTCTTCGGTAACAATATCAAATTTATTCATAGTCAGTGTATCTGTTTCATTTGTAAAAAAAGATTGTTTATGAAATTCAAACTCAAATTGAAGTTTTTGTTTATGGATAGCACAGGTTGGAAAGTAGGGACGATTTGGTTTATTTGTTTCGTATTCATCACTTTCGTACTTACGGGAAAAGAGTAAAGGTATAGGAATATAAACACGTGATTTATTTTGCGCTAATATTTGATTACCAGATAATAAAGATGTATCTTCTGCATTGTTTCTATTTAACGTGTACCTCTTTGTTCTCTTTTCGGATTCATCAAGGTATAGTTCATCATATATGATACCCCAATCACCGTGATATTTTTCAACGACGGTTTCATCAACCCGCATGGTTACAGATTTAAAAATATGTCGCCCGATTTGATCTGCGTAATAACTATCGGAACCCGTTAAAGCGGGTAATTCAAACGTTACGTACATATTTGCTAAAAGATCACCCATATTTCTCGGGTTATACATAACCTTTATAGTTTCACCAAAAGGCCAAGATGTCGAAGAACTACTTGGTTTATTAATATTTAAACTTTTATGAAACTTTGTAAAATTAGCGTGTTTTTTAGGTTCATACTTAAAGAATGAATGAATAGGATCATCTTCTAAAAGGTATGTATCTTGTTTACCAATTGCATTAAGTGATACTATAGAACCTGTATTTGGTCCAGATGTATCACACATACTTACTACTTATTGTTTATATATTTTTAAATCCCTTTTCCACATATCGATATGTGACATTTGTTGTAATGTATCAAACTCGATTCTCGATTTTGTTGTTTCTTCCCTGATACTTTGTATAGCTTCGAGTGTATACTGATACGTTTTGATATTCAAGAGATATTCGTATGAACCATCAATTTTATCGAATATATTTTCCATTTGACGTTCGAGCTCTACTCGTTTACGTCTGAAAACAATTAGTTTTTCATGAATAACCATATCAATAAATTTCGACATATTTTCAAGTTTTTTAGTTTTTTCTTTTAATACACGTATAAGGTGTGCTTTTCTTTTTTTATATGTTTCTGACCGTATTTTAACAAAATCTGTGAGAATTTCTTCTGGACTTTCGTATTTATGAATACCCTTTACTGGGTGAAATAAGTGCATATTTGATACATGAAATGTCTTCTGAAGTTTAAAATCTTTTATGATATCATTACCCGTGTATCCTTCAATAATAAAATTAACATCATCAGTCGTACTGTTATTCACATAGTTCGTAATCTTTTTCTTTTCGATAAGGGTATCGAGATACTCTTTGTAGTCTTGTGTCCAACGTCCCGGTGGAAGTTCAGTTACTAATACATTTTTACCTGAAGATTTCCATACACCCTCCGTGATCCATAACCCATCTTCATTACTAAACACACGACCCGTGAATTTATCAAACCATGGTTTCATGGGAACAACAGTTTCACCATTAATTACACGTTCAATATTGTGTTTAATATCTGACGGATTAAACGGTGGTATATATGAACTAAATCCAGTACCAATACCTTCAGTTCCATTTACCAAAACGGTTGGTAATATAGGAACATAATAGTCTGGTTCGATTTGTTTACCGTCGTCGTCGAGATAGTTTAATACTGGATCATCTTTAGGATCAAAAAGTATTCTCGCACTTTTAGTAAGTTTTGTAAATATATACCTCGTTTGACTCGCGTCTTTACCACCCATGAGACGTGTACCGAATTGACCACATGGTTCGAGTAAATTGATATTATTCGACCCCGTAAAATTATGTGCCAATTTTACAATTGTATCTGCCAAAGACACTTCACCGTGATGATACGATGTTTTTTCAGAAACATATGCGGCCAATTGCGCAACCTTCATTTCAGATGTAAGATTCTTTGTGAAACATGCATATAACACTTTTCGTTGGGATGGTTTTAAACCATCTGAAACGTGTGCAATCGACCTTTTCAAATCAGCAAGACTGAAATTTACAAGATCTTTATGAATAAAATCAGAAATACCGAGACGATCAACGTTTCCATACGGTACTTCGAGATCAGACGCCTTCTTTTCCGTACTTTCAAGTAACCACGTTTTACGTAAATCTGATTTCGTCTTGTCAAATGCAAGAATTATAGATTCATCCATTGAATCATCTGTATCAAATTGAACTGTAAGATCTTTTATTTTTTTAAAGTATTCACGAGCCTCTGCAGACGTAGATGTACCAAGACCCTTATAATATTTAATTTTCCACCCAGCTTTACCATTACCATACCAATGTCTAAACGTCGAGTCCGTATAAAACGATTTCGTTTCTGAACCCTTACTCGCTTTTATGATAGGTGTAACCATACTTACAACAAACTTGAGTTTAAGTAAACTCGGCCAGAAATAATGAATCATGTTAAGAATAAGACCTTTGATATGACTTCCATCGTTATCTGCATCGGTCATGATCATGAGTCTTCCGTATCTGAGTTCGGAGAGTGATGTATACACTTTCCCCTGCTGAAGCCCCAAAATCTTTTTAAGATCATTAAATTCCTTGTTTTCGGTAAGTTGTTTTACACTCGCGTCACGCACGTTCTTACATTTACCTCTAAGCGGAAAAACACCATAATGATCGCGACCAACAACCGAAAGACCAGCAATTGCAAGTGTTTTTGCGGAATCACCTTCGGTAATAATAAGAGTACACTTACCAGAGTGTGTAGTACCGGCTTTATTGGCATCGTCGAGTTTTGGAATACCCGTTATTTTTGATTTACGTGATCCATCTGTTTTTTTCAATTCTTTCATTTCACGAAACTTCGATAATGCCATGAGTTCCGATTGAACACTCGTTTTTAGGATATTCTTTATAAACGTTTTTGGTGGTTCAAACTTACTCCCAAAGTCCTGTGGCTTGAGTGTGCACTCTGATTTAACCTGACTACTGAAACTCGGGTTGACAAGTGTTGCTTTTACGAAAACAAAAAATGCATTCTTGACTTGTTGGGGACGAAGTTTTATCTTCTTTGCCATATCTTCAATAACACCATTTGCGAGTATCCCAGAAACGTGGTCAACGTGTGAACCACCTTTTGTGGTACATATACCATTCACAAATGATACATGTTCAAACCCATCATCTGAAGGTGCGATACACACTGACCATCTATCACTCGTAAATGTACATATCTCATCTGATTTTGTGTACATTTTCGCGTATGTATTGAATGTTGCTTTAGGTAATGCGTCACCTTGAAATTTCACTTTACAATTTTGTGACGTACAAATATTTGCATCGTATACCCGTTTTTCAAAAATTTTATATATAGAATCATCCATTTTTGACATACCAAATCGTTTCCAATCGGGAACGAAAGTAATAGAAACGCTCGACGTAGCATTCGAGTACTTTTTTATTTTGGGTGTACCACACGTTTTCATATTATCCGACCATTCCTGTGTATATATACACTTGTTTTCTCCATCTTTAATTTTAACTGAAAATTTACTCGAATAAACATTCGTAAGTTTTGCACCGTATCCATTACGACCACCAACAACACGTTTTTGTGTATCGTCATAATTTGTACTCGTGAGTAAATGACCAAATGTTAATTCTGGATTCCATAAACCTTCTTTTTCGTGCATTTTAACAGCAATACCGCCCAGAGGTCCATTATTTTCAATTGTTATTTCACCAGATATTTTATCGATAGAAACACTCATAGACGTTACATTTTTGGGGTACATAGAGTTTCGATCGATCGCGTTTACTAAAATTTCGTCAAATATTTTTAAAAGTGCCGGTGAATACACGACCGTTTTCTTTTCAAATTGATCATTTTCATATATCCAATATGGTTCCGCTACACGTGAAACAGGTCCAACGTACGAATCCGGACGCTTTAATATATGTTCCACGTGTGTGAGTTTTTGAATACTTTCACTCATTTATATTATATTGTGTCTTTTACTTAAGTATATTTTTAGTCCTTCGAACCAATGTATTATTTCATCTTTTGTTTTTGACTTGGGCCTTGAATATATATTTTTTATACGACCATATTCGCGATTCCTGAGTGATACGGGATGAATATTTCTATAAGACGTCATATAACATGCATAACAGACACGTTTTATATTCATATCAAAAAATTTTAGATACGATCCATTGTTAATCATGAAGATAGGTCGCAATTTTCTATATTCACGTATAAAAGTTCGTTCTTCTGTACTATTCGTGTGTATATGTGGTTCTAAAGGACATTCACATAAATAACACTCTTTTAACCACTTAAGATACATTTTAAAGAAAAAGGTTTTATCTTTTTATATTACTCACCTAAAGTGAAGCTATACGTTCTTTTAAGTTTTATAAAGAACCACATCTTTTACTAACCTAAGTTATTTTATTTTTAGTAAAAATTAAGATGTCGCAATACTTTCTACCGACCGTGATTCAAACGAATTTTAGTGATACTAAAAATGTACTCACTAAAAAACATCAATCAAATATTCAGACTTATGATGACTGTTTACGTGTATCTAAAACTTTAAAAACGAGTAAAAAAACACCAGAGGAAATGGCAATAATACTCGATAAAATGAGAAAAAAGAAACTAGAATGTCAAAAAACAAAACCTATACAGGTCTTAGATTCTGCTCCTAAACAGGACGCTTCTGAATTCCGTAATATATGTAAAGCTTTTACATTATCAGGAAAAAAATGTACATTCAAAGCTGTATGTGGGGACTACTGTAAAAAACATAGAATAGGTGATCAAATATTAGGAAAGAGACCAAAAATAAATGTTTCCTTATTATAAAAAAATGTTAGATCAAGAAACACTCAGACCTGTCATAATAGCCATGGCACTTTATCTTGCAATTTCAAAAATCGTACCAGAACTTCTTAAGAAACCCACCAATATTAAATTTATTGATGATGTCGTCGCCATGCTCATTGCCCAGAGAGGCTCACTCATGTCCGGAGCCATCTTGACTGGCCTTATCACTTTCCTTACCAATTACATTAGCGACGAATTCCTGTAATACATTTTCTTTACACGTTAACATATGAGTCCTCGGATGTTCCATATACCTTACTTGCTTGGTATATGCATCTTCCATAAACTCACGTAATTGTTTTTCATTTGGTTTTCCCCATTCCATACCCTGTTGATATAAAAAATCATCTTTTACGAGTTTTTGACGTTCACAGTCTATCGTATACGGCGTTTTTATATATTCTGGTGCACCCCCATAATCCGTTATAATGACTGGTTTATTTCGCAAAGCCGCTTCTACTGCACCCATACCTATACCTTCCGAACTCGAAAAACTTACATAACAATCACCCAGGGCATGTATTTTTTCCATTTCTTCATCGGGGATAAGACCATTTATAACTTCAACGTTTGGTATTTTTATTTGAATGGGTTGTTTACATGTCGCCTTAATCAAAAGGCGTGTATCAGGTTTATTCATACGAACAAATGTTTCAATAATTTTATTAAAATTTTTCCTCGGATCCGTCACATTTCCAATGTGATAAAATGTGTATGGTCTATGATCAGGAACGTGTGCATGTATAATGTAAAAATTTGTTTCTGGAAACTGGTTTTTAAATACTTTTCTACAAAATTCACTTGGTACAGCGATTCTATCAAAAAGTTTAAATAGTTTACCGTAATCTTCGTGTACGGTTTCGGTTTCACATATAGTCATACACGTTACATGTTTGATTTTACGTTTAATTTCGGGTATTTTATCTAACCAGTATGGTACAGGTAAAGCATAAATGAATGCACGTTCACAAACAGGTATATCATTTTGAAGTTCAATGTACTGACTCCCAGGAAAAAGACCCATATATTTTTTACATTGTTGACCTATCCCACTCAAAAGAGATGGACCGATGAATAACATTTAGTATAAAGATAATCTTTCTTTTATATATATTACGCGATGGACTCTGTTAGAGAACAAATTGAAGAAGCACTTCAAAGATCAAAAATTCACAAAGAAACTGTCTATGGTATCCTTAGACAAATAGCTGATGCAATCGAACCACCAGCTCCAACCCCCGCTCCAGTACCACCAGCTCCAGCTCCAGCTCCAGTAAAGGCTCCAGCTCCAGCCCCACCAGCTCCAGCCCCACCAGCTCCAGCCCCACCAGCACCAGCACCAGAAACACCAAAGAAAAAAGTTGTTAAACGCGTGGTTAAAAAGAAGGTTGTGGAATCGAAGGAGTAAATTTATTTTTTACAAATACAAATCCACCTATTATCATAGTTATAAAGAGTATTAAGTAACGCAAGGGGTACTTTTTCTTTTTTTCCTTTTCTATTTTTTCGATATCCTCCTTATCCGGAAGTTTTTTAACGTTTACGTTAAGATCCTCTATCTTCCCGATAAGTTTATGTAACGCCTCGAGAATTTGAACTTCGCGGTTTACAGGTTTTTCCTTAACATCTATAGTTGTAACTTCGAGAACCATGTACCATTCTGCATCCGGTTGTAATGTAACATAATCCGTATCTTCTTGAAATTCATATAACTTAAAATGAAGTTTTTGTATAGATATCGGGTTAAATAAGTTTGTTTGTCTTGGGAATGCTTTCCATTGTTTATCCCTTATTATAGTATGTGCACCATGATTAAAATGTCTTTCGAGTGGTACGCGTGCTAAAATTTGGCCGTTACGTTCATCAAGTATTTGAGCACGTTTAGGTATATCTTCGCATGTTATATCAATGTACTTTGCCACACTACTTACGTGACTGTCGGAATTTGGGGTATCCTGTCCAACCTGTGTCACATAAAAATCGACTGGTTTTAGACCACATACTTGCGTCATATCTTCCAAGTGTAAATTTGATTCAAGTGTAAGATCTATACTGAACGTATTATTTGAACCATTTACAAATTTTGAATCTATAATTATATACTGAACCTTTTTAGGTAAGTCCTGGAGTGAAACCATCTTGTATTTAGTATATAAAAAAATAAACATAAATAATAGCAGTGATGTTTTCGTTTTATTCGAGTGTGTGTAATTTGTTATCATCTCGACCAAAACCTGAAATAAAAACACAGAAACCTCCATCTATAAAAATGTGTGAAAATGACTATATTATATCTAAAAATGAAGCGAATGAGATAATCATTTTAGAGGTTCCTAAGAAACCTAAGTTTACATACTTCTAATAAAATGTATAAAAAATGAAATGGACGACTACATTGCCTTACACACGTACGACTATAAACTCTCGTTTTGTCAAGCGACAAACGAACTCCCGAGTGACATGCAAAGACTCGTATGGGAAAAACTTAACGCGTACGAATCACGTGATCTCGTGTGTCCGGGAGCCCCTCAACGAGCCTCCGGAAATCCACGATTCTCAAAAGAGAGACTCGAAACTCTGGTTAACCGATGGAGAGAAAAGTGGGGCGAACCTACTCCGTGAAAGTATGAATACACTTGCGCGTGAACAAATGTGTTTAAATGATTACGAGCGTAGTGAATACGATTCATATTCACTCGTACTTTATAAATTACTTCTGGATGATCTTAAATACCAAAGACGTGAATTACAATATTCTACTATTTTTGGTGATAAATGGAGAAAAACACCCGTAAATACGAGTAATTTATTAAATATTCATAGACGTATATATGAAGTTGAGAAGAGTTGTAAAGATTTTATAAAAAAGGAACGCGCATTTAAGAAAAAGTATTTTCAAGATGAAAACTATATTATTAAAGGTATAGATATAGAATAAATAAATTGTAATATGTTAAACATAATAAATCCGTACACAAAAACCATTAGAATATCGTGTCCCACTAAACGTAAAGAAGGTATAGCTGAATACGAACAAGTCAAGGCTAAAATCAAAAAGTCTACTTTACAATACGGTGTAGCTATTTCGACGTATAACTTCATTTTTCATACACCCATTGACGGTGTATCTGCTACTTTAGGGACAATTGCATCGTGTATTTATGTAGACTCGTTGTCATCATACGTCGATAATATTGAAAGAATACCCGTTTTGAATAAACGATTATTGTTACCGACGTGTCTTGCACTAGCCGAATCAACTTGGAATTCTAATGATTTACCATTTGATTTTAATATGGGGGCAACTTTATTTGGGTTTTTGGCGTATAAAATGGCATTTTATCAAATCGTGGCCGAGGAAATATTGATGTACAGTGAAGACCTAAGTGATATAGACCAGCTGTAATAAGTATAATAAAAAAAATGTCTTCTCTCATTTACGAACTTACAAAACAATCTGTCAGTCTTGAAAGACTTGACAAACTTGACGGTGTTCTTTCGAGTTTTCGAAACGATCAATTTTCATCTGGCACACCTTCTCAAGTGTATGGCGTGAGATTGAAAACAAACTTTCCCCAAGATTTAATAAAGTTCAAAAAGGAACTTAATCATATTGCGTATGTCGGTGTATCTGCATTTAACGATAAACTTCACTTAGTGGACTTTATGTATGAAGAGAAATGCGAAGATGGTACTCGGATTGGTATTATTGAGCCAGTAATCCAAATGTTGGCAAAAGATGAATTGAATACTATGGTTGTTCCGCGACACGTCCCGGAAGAATGGATCGAGTTCTGGATGAATTACTTTAAAAATGAGTTTAACTGTCAAAAAACTCTTTTACAGTTTGTTGAAAAAAATAACCTTCACGGGAGTATTGACTGGACGGAACTTTACAACACGTTCCCTGAAAACATGGACTTAAAACTTAGCAACTAATGTGTAATATAATACGATGAGCCTTACTTACGAACTCCTTAAAAACTGTACCACGATTGTCGAACTTTTCGACGTGAATGATCTCTTTTCCGAATTAGCTGGTGAAAAATGTAAAGTATATGGTTTACGCGCTGATTTTGGGTACCCCACACACCTTATTCCTAAAAGTACGTATAAGTATATTGCGTATATTGGTATTTCTAATAGAAAATTAGAAACATCGTATGGTCAAGCCCAATTTATTGAATTTTATTACGAACCTAAGGATATAGGTATTTTGGAACACTTTTTTGATATGTACCTCGAAAGTGAAAAGGATATTCTTAAACAGTGTGGGTGTAAAGGTGACGAAGAGTTTACCGTCGAACTTTTCCCAAGTAAAATCACGAAAAAGAACCTTTCGTTTTGGAAATCGTATTTAGACGAACAATATGGTGTTAACGATAAAATTTCCTTACGTGATTTCCTTGACGATTATGAAATTACGTACCAAATCGACCATGATCGATTATACGATCATTTACCAGAAAACATAGACGATTTGGATAATGAGAGTGAATACAATTCGGAATCTGAACTCGAAGAAGGTGAAATAAGAACCTAAGTACGAGATGATACGAATATGTTCATAAAAAATGCGTCCAAACTGTGTATACGAAAACTGTCTCTGTCGCCAAGGAAAAAACGGATTTTGTGTAAAACACCGTGAAATTGGTGAAGCCGTAGAAGCCCTTTTACTTTTAAGAAAAATAACAAACCTAAGTTGTAATGAAACAAAATAAAAAATTAATATATTAAAAATGGACGCTCTTACATCGTTAATGCAAACCCTCGACCTCAATTCTAAGATAATTTCTGAAGGTGATTATCTTAAAATGTGTGATTCGATCAAAAAGATTCACGATTATATCAAATACGAAACGGATTCTGAAAGTGAAGAAGAAGAAGAATTTAGAATTCGGCGCGTTGATATACCCATACCCTTTTCCCCGATGCCTCGTCTCCCACCATTTGGTGATAATCTTGACGATCTTACGATATACGATACGGTGCCACCACCACAATCAAGACGCGGGGATTATGTACACCCCGACTTACCAGAAATACAAACACCACCACCTGTCCCGGAACAGTTACGCGATTACGAACTCGAAGATGAACTTATGGAAGTAAATAGATTAATCCACGAAACGTTAAAAAAGATTGAAAAATTAAAACATAGACGAAACGTGACGAACTTTGTTCGCCAAGAAGCTGTGAAACGACGCGCGCGGGAACTTGGTATTCGATTACCTCGATATACGGTTGGTTCACTTTTAGATTCAGGACACGACGTTGGTGATGTACGTATGTTCTTCAAAGATTACCTGGAAGACTATAACGACGATATCGATAGACAACACGAAGAATTATCCGAGACGTTAAAAGAACTCGAATACGATAAAACGGCTATAATAGACGAACTTATAAACTTTTAATCAAATATCATTTTACACCACTTTTCATTAATATTGCCGAAAGGCGAGTACTCAAACAATAAATGTATTAACGCCCCTGAAATAATTAGAACACCTGTACCTTTATAGATATATTTTGTAAGACCCATAACTAAAACTTGTAACATGAGACCGATGAAGAGTGCTTCCATCAGGACGGTGGTAAACTGCCGCATTTTTTATATATTACTATAGTATATAAAAAAAATGGATTACCAAGGAATTGGAATGTTAACAGTTGTCGCCCTCTTTATGGCCATCTTCGTCTACGTACTTATGAGTAGATCTAAAGCCTCGAATAAGAATGCAAGTCTCGTACCAGAAATTGAAATGAAAGAAGAATAAATTAATTTAAAAATATTATCTCGTGATATATAAAATGATACTCGTATTAGCTATCATTCTATTTATCATATTTTTGATTTATAGTATAAAACCCAGGTGTGAGGAGTATACACTGGAGGGTCTTAAACTTTCGTGGACGAATAAAGCGAATATAGAAGGGACTGTTACGAAATGGATTATTACCCTGAAAGATTCTTCAGGGAGTGTAATTCACTCGTACGAAAATAGCGATGCGGGTAACCTTAAAGACTTTACGGATGTGACCATGAACATAGTAAACAATAAGGAGTTTGATGAAAATATTATAGGCGATAATACACTCGAATTATACTATAACGATATTAAACCTGATACTAAATTGTATACGAAAACTGTGACGTTTACAGAAGACGATTTTGGAATGGCATTAGATACGAGTAATCTTGAAGAAATTGATATACCACCACCTACAGCTCCACCTCCACCTCCACCTCCAGCTCAACCCACTTTTACATACGAACTTATCATGAACAAAAAGAATGCTTCTTTAGGAATACACGTTGAGTACATAAAACTCGATGGTGTTTTAGCGACAAAGGCACAAACGACTATACATAAAAATCCTAATAGAAACAATAAACCCGATAATATGTTTAGTGTTGGAAGTGGTACAGAAAATTACGCGTCATGGAACGCGAATGGCCACAATGTAGGTGATAAGATATTTACTATTGTATCCAATAAAAAGGTTGATAAAATAGATATAGTATATACACGACCTCGATATGCACCCGGTTGGATAATAAAAGAGAACGGGGTTACGAAAATTACAGAAACGTCTAATAGGGGTAGTAATGCGAACCCTAGACCCGTCGTATATACGTACGATATAAAGAACGGTAAATCAACTATATTTAGTATACCAAACCAAATTTCTCTGGCACCACATGGTGGTTGGTGTGGTCACGGAAATGCAGTTCACCAATACATTCCAGGGTGTGGACGTATATGTTCTGACCCAAGCAACGCAGGACGTAAAAGTAAGAATAAATGGGGATCGTGGAATTATTATCCGGGTAGTGTCGACTGTCCCGCGGCTAAACTTGATGAGGTGTACCAGGTCCTCAATGGTAAACGTAGTTTGAGAGTGGGTAATGTGAGTAAAGATTTATTTGCATCGAACGAAAAATTTTATATGAAAGGGGGTAGAGGTAATAAATATTGCGCAGATGAAGGTAATTCTGGAACTAAATGTAATAGATCTGGTGTAGGGGGTTGGGAATCATTTAGATCGATAAAGAATAGTGATGGTACATATTCGTTAAAAGGGGGTCATTACAATCACGGTAGATATTGTGCAGATGAAGGTAATACCATTAAATGTAATAGAACAAAAATAGACCGTCAAGAAAAATTTAAAGTTCAAATGCTCGACGACGGTAAATATTCATTAAAAGGAGGTAAGCATGGTAAATATTGTGCAGATGAAGGTAATACCATTAGATGTAATAGAAATGGTATAGGGGGGTGGGAAAAATTTGAAGTTGGAAAAATATAAACATTAAAAAATCAAAAAAAAAATATACACCACTAATAAAAGAAACACCGAGATGGCAAAATCAGTTGCTATACTCGGACTATTTGCTTTATTAGTTGTAATCATTGTCGGTATATCTTTGGCCGTTTACTTTAATACTAAAAAAAGTGAAGATGGAGAAACGTCAGACAAACCTGAACTTACATTCGACGCGAATGCTAAGAAAACAATCAACCCACAGGAGAGTGAAGATAATGGTACCCAGGAAGGGTACGCGATAGAATATGCGGAAGGGGACGATTCAAGTAAATTTATCGATCTTACATTATCATGGACAAATGGTAGTGGGTTTGACTCTGTAAACAAACTTATATTTACGAGGTACGTGGGTACAACAAAAATCCAAGCCGACCAGGAAGTTACAGAAAAATCGGCGTTAGCAGATTACGGTACTGGTTCCGTTACATTTAAAGGCGTTGACGTTACAGCAGGCGTCGATGTTAAAGGTACAAACATAATTAAGGCATATTATAACGAAGTCAAACCAGATAATTTATTAGCAACCGCGGAACTTGATATTTCTGATGATGATTTCAGTTATACACTCGCGGGACCATTCGGTGATCTTGACGTTAAAGTTACCATTAGTAGTGAAACGTTTAAACTTACAAAATCTGTAAAGAAAACGTATTACCAAATTTCACACGCACCAGGTCGATGGTTTAACGTGAATCAAAATAGTAATGGTACTATTAAATTTAAATTTGATGACGGTACGTTTCTTAAGTTTGGTGGTAAAGATACATTCAAATTAGTAAAATATAAAAATAAAAAAATGCTTACAAACACCGACGGCCATGTTTGGGTACATAATAAACAAGCGTGGAAACCAGTGGGTAATCTCGACAAAGACGATTTTAGGTTTGCACAGTGTGATTTGTTTGGGGCAAATACAATCATGCGTAGTGGTGATAAAGCATTAAACCCATCTGATAAAATATGGAAATCACCAAACGGTGAATGGGGAGCCGTGTATCAAAAAAGTGACGGAAACTTTGTCGTGTATAACAAAATCACCGAAGAAATGACACAAAAAGAGAGAGAAAAAAACACCGTTTCCGCATATGCAAGTTCGAATGGGAGTTTCAATTTAACACTTAGTGAGAACGGTAATATTGCGTTTAAGAAAGGTGGTAATGAACTTGTTAAGAGTTCAGGTGGACACACATTTTCTACGAAACAAGGATTAAAACCACCCTTTACATTTATGGTTTCAGATTTTGGTGGGTTACACGTTATATCTAAGGAAGGTACGGAAGTTATGAGTCGTTCAAATCAATTTTTTGGAACTTATTCTAATTATCATAAAACACACGCCGGGGACTTGTGGGGGTTCGATGTAGGTAAACACCACGGTTCGAGCTTTGGAATATGTGCAGATAAATGTGATAAGAATTTATATTGTGCCGGATTTACACATAATCACACAAATAATAACTGTTGGCTGAAAGGATATGATACGCGTATTTTAGGAGTAGCATCTAATAGAGGGGATCAAAATGCCGATAGATGGTCCAATACTAAAGAGAATGGTGGAACTGAATGGATTGATGGAGACCAATATTACCAAAAGAAAATCGATACCAATTGTTATGCAGATCGATACAGTGATTTAAAAGCAGCTTTCGGTGATAAACCAGTAAATCTTAGAGATCATTATTTTAATCACGGTATTGGAGAAGGGAGAAACGCAACGTGTGATACAACACAACCTGTAAATTCGAAAAAAGGGTATTATGCCGATCCAAAGGTGAAGTATTATTCGAACGAGTTCGATACGGTTAAGAAAGTTGGTTGGGAGGGGTGTAAAGATGCCGTTAAGGCGAAAGGGTTTGAGATTTGGGGTGTTAGGGGGGCTAATAATAAAAGTAAATGGTCCAATACATGTTTTGGGTATAAAAAGGGTGCTGCGGCAACAGAATTAGAAGGGGGGAAATCTCCTCTTCATCACTTCGTTGGGTGTGTCAATGGAAAAACTTTAGAGTCTGGATGTACACAATAAATAAACAAAACCTAAGTGAAATAAAAATAGTCTAAAAATATAAAATTCAAAATGTCAGATTCTATTGAAAACATTCTTATCGGTCTCGTTCGTGATTCGAACGACCACATTGATAAAATAAACAACAGCGTCCTTTCCAACAATAAGTTATTACAAACACTTGTTGAAAAGGTTACAAAAATCGAAGAAGAGAATAAATGTCTTCGTGAAAAGATGGATTCGGTTATCGAAACAAATACACTTTTACGTGATAAGATCGAACACTTGGAAAAACCAAAACCAATCACGAAGAAATCGAGTAAAGTTCCTAAAGAACCTAAAATCGAGTGTTCGGCAATGACGGCTAAGGGACACAAGTGTACGAAACCATGTACATCCGGTCAAAAGTATTGTACATTACACATTAAAATGCACGAAAAGCAAAAATGTTTACCTGTACCTACAGAACCAAAAAAGAAACGCCCAATTCTAAAAAAGAAAAAGAAAGAGGTTCCCGTACACAATCACAAACCTGGTGAATTACCAACTGAAACGTGTGAACTATGTGAAACCCACGGTGATATATTTGATCCTGATATGCCTGATTCAGAGTTTGAGGAATCTCAGGACGATGGTGATATATCTATAGAGGAAAAGTTACGTAAAATGCTTGACGAAGAAGAGGAAAAAGCGAATTAATTTTTAACGTATGACGGGTAATGTGCCATTGGTGCATAGGCACCTTGTACAAACAATAAAGCTGTTCCTCCACCAACAACAACGAGTGTTATAACCCATCCTAATACTGTTTTTCTTAGAATTTTGTAATTTATACCCTTTTTACCTTCTAATAATCCAACACCGACAGTTGCACCTACCTGACAATGCGTGGTCGAAAGAGGCCACCCAAGTCTACTTCCCATGATAACGACACACGCACTTCCAAGTTCAATACACGTCCCCCGACTTGGTGTGATTTTAGTAAGTTTTGTACCAAGTGCATGTAAGATCTTGTACCCGTACGTCGCTAAACCAATAACAATACCAAAAGCACCTAAAGAAAGTATCCAGTATGCATTATTACCAAGATCGTTTTTCTTACTCGACACTTCACCCGATTCATATATGGCCCATATAGCCCCGAATGGTGCGATTGAGTTAGCAACGTCATTTGCACCGTGTGCAAACGCATCACAACACGCTGTTATGATTTGTAGATACCGCATGGATATTTCAGTTTTTGGATCGAATTTTTCAGCATTTTCGTGTATACTCATAACAGTTTCGTCACTTTCGATAATTTCATTATTATCTATATTCATAGAATTTTTAATGTAATTATAAATACGTACGTGTATTTTTTCATCGTCTCGTGGAGGACAATCTGGTTTATTGTCTAATGGTATTTCCATTTTTTCATTATCTTCCATTTCGTCTATAAATTTTTGTTCCGCGAGTTTATGTAAATATGGAACAATCGCTAATGATAACAAACCAACACCTCCACCTAAACCAAATGCATACGCAAATGCAATTTCAATTGGCGTTTCATTAAGTTTTAAAAACTTGGCACCTTTATACACTATAAAAAATACATTAATACAAACGGTCGATCCCAATAAGAAAGGGAAAGCATATCTACTTCGTGTAAACGAATTTTCCGACCGAAGAACGCTAAGTCTTAAAATATAAAAAAAGAATGATGCAAAAATACCAGAAACAATCGGTGATAAAAGCCAAGATATGACTATAGCGGAAACACCTTTAACGTAAGGAAACTGATCCGTTTCTTTAGACCATGTAACGCATTTCGCACCTCGTGATACCATGGTCATTCCAATCATACCACCAACACAACTATGTGTTGTACTTACGGGCATTTCTAAGTATGATGCAGTAATTAACCACACAGACATGGCTGCGAGAACACACATACACCCATACATGAGTATAGCTGGATCATCTTCGAAACATGAGTAATCCGCTATACCTTTTCTTATTGTATCTGTGACATGACTACCCATGAGTAGTGCGCCTGAGAATTCAAAAATACCCGCAAGTATGACAGCCTGTTTTATTGAAAGAGCACCCGAACCGACTGAAGATGCAAAAGCGTTGGCGACATCATTAGCACCAATACCATATGCAGTTGTAACTGCGAGAAGACCACCGAGTCCGACGATCCATTCGTAAGCATGAAGATCCATAAACCTTAATATTTGAATAGAAAATTATCCCCCAAATTTTACTGAATATAGACATTTTTTTATGATTATTCAATAATGATAAATATATTTTCTTTGATTTCGGTTAGATTTAGTGTATATATATGATACATGGTATGACTTTGCCTCGATATGGCCGCGAACCTCTATAGTTTCGGTTAGGTTTTATGTATTCATGGTATATTTAATCAATTTAACAAAGTATATCTAAAACATAGAGGCGACGGTCTAATCCCGT